TTCCCCTGCCGAAACTCCAAATTTACTTAATTGTGCGACATTTAAAGCAAGATCTGCCTGTGCTGCTGGTGCAGTTTTATGAAAATCAGAAAAATTAGCTATGAGTCCTGCCATCGCGCCGCTACCTTCTGCAGCAGTAACACCAAACTGATTGCCGGCTCTGGAGACAGCATATAGCTGATTGGAATATTCCCTTGCTAATCCAGTAGTTTTCGAAAAACTAGCGCCGGCAGCGTCAAATTTCACAGCCATATCTATTGTTGCGTCCTTAATTGAGTCGAACGCTGAAGCTGCTATATTTGTCATGGTAAAGACAGCGCCAAAGGACTCAGTGAGAATTTGCATTTTATTATTTGATTTGCTTATCTCAAGTAGCATTTTCCCAAAGCCAGTGATCATGTGATTTGCGCCACGGTTGGCGTCTATAAGCCCCATGGTCATGTTTCCAATACCCTTAGTCAGTCTCTCCACTGTAGCTTGGTCTTCCTTTCCAATTTCACCAAGTTCTTTAAGTGCTTCGGTGAGCTTCTCTTTTTGTTTGGCAGCCTCTTCCGACTTGTGAGCAATGTTACTTAATTCTTTTTCAAGTTTCGCAAGTTCTTGGGTTTCTTCTATGGTCGCGGCTTTACCTTTCTCTTGAAGTTCAGTGATTCTTGCTGTTGACATAGCATAAGAAGCTTGTGCTTCATCGAGTTGCTTTAGCTGAGCTATGTAGGCTTTACGAGCCGCATTCTTTTGACCAGCTCGCTTAAGATAATCTGCGTCTAAACTAGCTCTTCTAGTTGAAGTTTCATTATCATTTTTCTTAAGGTCTATTAATTCCTTGAGCAGATCTGCTTCTGTTTTTTTGGCAGCATTATTTTTGTTTGTTTCAGCCGTGTTATTTTTGGTAGCCTCGGACTGTTCGTTGGTATTATCAGACTCTTCAGACATTCACTAGCCCTCGTGCTTGAAAGGCCAGGATACACCTGTTTCACTTTCAAACTCCATCACAGCATTATCTAATTCTGCTTGTCTTTTCGCCGCCATAGGATGTTCTTTTCCGAACTCCATGATTGCATCTAGATAAAATTTCATCCTCGCCGTTGCCTTTACATACGCTTTTACTTGTTCTGGCTTTCCCTTGATAGAGAATCTCTCGTGATTTTTCCCCTCTTCTTTCATTAATTGTGATATATTAGCTAAGTCAACATCAAACCGAAAATCAACTCCATACATTGACTTAATAATACTTTTTGTGATATTACCAATCATCGCCTGTAGTGATTCATTGACAATAAAGAAATTTATGCTTTTCATCTTAAGTTCCTCGTGATAAAGTAAATAGTTTTATATAAGAAATGCCCTTATCGGGCATCGTTATCATTTATTTTTTTCTGCTGCCTTCTTTTCGTCTTCAGCTTGTTTGGTCATTCTTTTCAACCACCAGAGCCTCAAACCAACAGGAAGATTGTATGCTTCAATTAAAGACCATCCACCAAAATGTTTCAATATAAAAAATTGTTCGTAGACTTGTTCCATATATTTAGGAGTTAGGCCAAAAAAAGTCCGCATTAAGCGGAACCTCCAGTTCCTGCTCATGTCCGCAAGACTGGCACTCAAAGTGCGTTTTAATTTCGACGTTCGATTCAGTCATTCTATAACACTTTTTAAGGTGATGTGAATCTGAGGCTAGCATGGTATCAACAAATTGATTGATGATTTCTCTATTAGGATATGACTCCACTGCTACAATCATTTTCTTGAATTGCCCAGTGACTGTCTTGGAAAGACCAGGTATTTTAGTTTTCTTTTTGTTTAGTTGAGATTTTACTAATGCCATCTCGTCTCTACCTGTAAGTAATCTAAACTTAACAGTATATCCGGACACAGGCATTTTAGTTTCAAAACATCCATCATCTGTTTTACTTAAATTCTCTTCTCCCTCAATATCACTAGTGAGGATTGTTGGTTGATCTAGGTCAAAGATTTGTTTAGACTTTGCGGAGCAACTAGGACAGGAAACTTCTGTTTCATATGCATTTCCATATCCTGAAGATCTTGCCGCAATAACAATAGCGTTTCTGTCTCCACTATACATGGAACCGGGATCAATTAATTTATCGACAATAATATTCTCAATGAATCTTTCAATAGCTAATCCTTTCTTGAGAAGGGCTTGGGAAGATAAAATATCTTCGTCTTTTGCTGTCATATAAAAGATTTCAATTGTTTCTTTACCATGAAGAGGATGATTTTGCGGATATGCTCCTCTGGATGGTAACGTCACAAACTCGGTGGGAGTGACGAACTTAAGTTGCGGCGCTTCCACCGGAGCTTCTGCTCCGTCATGTTTAGCACCAAATCTATCTTGGTTGTTTCTCATTTTTACCTCTATGTTGTTAATTCTGCTGTATCGTACGAAACGTTTATAGTGATCTCTGATAGTGTTTCTGACTCATATGAAAGCTCAGTATTATCGATACTAGTAATGAACGCATTCACTAAAGTCCATTTTTCCATGGTATTACCATCAGCATCTAATTGCTCTATAATGAAATTTTGTATAAGCTTATCTTTGGAAATACCGTCTTCTTGGTTGGTAAAAGAATATCTGGAGTTTTCTATAAAATTATATAGTCCATGTATTTTCGTAGGACCTGCCATATTGTTATCATCTTTATAATCAATTATTTTAATGCTAACGTCTTTCCATGTAAGAATTCCGGGATACTTAAACTTGTGATTTATCAGTTGATACTCTTCTTTTGAAATCTCAAAAGAAGGTTTTGTTGCAGATTTTGCCCACCACCAATAACCAGAATCGGCACCAGCAGCAGAAAGATCTACTCCGGCATCCATTATTCTAAAACGATAAGGTCTGACTGGTTCAATAATTTTTTCTCTTTCCGACCAGAAAGTCATTTATACCTCGATTATGGATTGTTACTAGTAACTTTAGGCAAAGCCAAAACAGCACCAGGTCCTGCGACGGGATCCCATTCTGTTATAACAGCTCCAGTTGCTGGATCATGTCTAGTACAGGTTGCCCAATCGAACTTCATCTTCATGTCGATCTCACGGATATCATCACCTTCGTATACAAATTCTCCGAATTCAACACCGGTTAGGAACGGATTCGCAAGAGTCCATTTTTCCAAAGGCAACCCATCTGCTGTGAGTTGTGTCAAAACAACCCCTTGAAGTTTTGCTCCAAAAGAGGATTTCTTCTTAGACATTGTAGCGTAAGAGCCTCCTTGAGCACTAGGAACTAGATAACCAGAAGCAGCCAATATATTGTGTGTTGCGAAAACAGCATCGGGAGACACTGGATCTACCATTTTAACACTAATTTCATTCCACTCAACGTGTCCCGGAAAATGATACTGATTGTCCATAAACTTATGAGTTACTGATGTAACTGTATAAGACGGAATAGTGGCTGATTTTGCATACCAGATAACACTAGTCGATGAATCGGGCAAATCACCAAATGCGATGATTTCCACTGTAAACCTATATTTTCTCTTAGGCTCGATGATGTTTGATTTTTCACTCCAAAATGTTGGCATTATTATGTTCTCCTATAATACTCTTAACTAGTTTCTAAACTAGAATTCTACGCCTGTTCTTGTGACAATAAAGTCAATGACAATGTATTCAATCGCTCTAGCCGGCTTTACAAACACTTTAGCGTACATAATATTTCTGTCGATTAGATCTTCGGTTGTAGTCGAACTGTCTAATACTAATTTGTATTCTGTGATTCCAAGTCTAGTTTGTACACTAGCCAAAAGAGGATCAGCTTGTGATAGGAAACGATTCCAAGTTGCTTGGACGTTCTGATCAAAAAGAATTGTATCTGCGATTGCTCCAATCTTCTTCTTAAGAAAGATCATCAACCTTCTAACATTTACTCTATCCAAAGCAGATGGGGTTTGTTGTAGGGTCTTTTGACCGAAGATAACAATTTCTCCAACAGCAGCGAATCTAGCGATTGGGTTAATATTCTCTTGATAAAGGTCATCTCTGTTCTGCTTTGAAAGAGTTTTCCAAGTACCAACAACTCTTGGTCCATTGTTTCCACCAAGAACAGAAAGTCCTCCGCGATTGAAACCTGCAGGAGCAAACCAAGGTCCATCAGAATTAGCTTCTGAGAAGGCCATGGCTCCGATTGCACCAACCGAAGAAGGAACAATTAAAATTTCATTATTTCCGGAAAGAGTATCACGAAGCTTGAGACGAGGAAAATAAGCAGCAGCATAACTGGTATTCAAGTTTCTACCTTGCATAGATGTAATAGCTGCAGTAACCAATCCGCCCGTTCTGGTGCCCGAGTTTTCAAATGTATCTTTGTAATCATCATCAATATCAATAATAACCAAAGCATCACCTCGTTCTTCAACTTTTCTAATAAGTTTGTTCTGAAGGCCACTGTTGGTCATACCAGGTATAGAAACAATATCGTATCTAACTGATTCTGGGTCTGCGGCAATATCAATTGCTTTGTCTATAGTATAACGAGCATAGTGTGATTTATTTGATGTGCTAGGCAAAACGTTCTCACTAGAGAAAGGAGAAACGATAGAAATATCAAGCCCATCAAATCCACCAAATAAAGGAACATTAAATTGTTTTGGAGCATCTTTGAGATACTGTGACGTTCCTTGTGCCTTAGTATAACTAGTTGCAGCACTCAGCGAATCTTCACTCCAATACCACAATCCTGTGTCGGTGTCTTTCTTAATTTCATCTAGGGAAAATACAAAACTAGTTTCTGTTGAGTTAGCTGTTGAGTGGATATCAAGTCCACCGGGAAGAGCATTGACAAAGTCAGAGTAATCGCCACTTTGCGCAACAATCTTATTTGATGTTGCTATGTTGCTGAATACATGGCGAAGCCCTACTACATCAGTCTTTTCATAGTTGCCGCCCATTTTAGAGTTTTGCTCTGATAGACGCAATTCCGGAAAGATGAAGGAAGCAGACATAGCAACAGGCATTGATGCAAAAACATCAGCATCACCAGCAGCTGCGTATGAATAAGCATTACCTTTTACCCAATGATGTAAACTAGCAGCGTCGGCATCGACTCCCACTGTTGCGCCACCGAAAACTTGCAGTCCGCCGTCATCTGTGACTTCTGAGAGAGCAAGATTCATATGAGGACCAGCACTATCAGCGATAACTGTTACAGTACCGGAACTATTATCAGTTGCAGAATATCCGGGAATGGTGTTTAGAAGAGTCCTAACAGCAACCCCAGTCTTCGCAGCATTATCGGCTGTTCCGACAAAAATGCTTGCTGTTTTTGAGGTAAATACCACTGCATGAGTTCCAGTGCTA